TACCTTTCAGCCACTAACTAAAGATGTTATGGATGCTATAAATTCCGTTCAAGATATAAAAGGCAATGTCCCATATATTCGTGAAGTGGTTAAAGCAGGAACAGGAAACTGGAAAAGGTTTTCGGGCAAAGATTCGCAGGCCGGATTAAAAGAATTTACTTTTGCAATTGAAAGAAGTCCTGCAAAAGAATCATTGACTCAGTATGATTACAAAGACGTTCAAAAAATGATCAAAAAGGGGGAACTTGAGGTTCACCAACTTGGCGAAAATGACATCTGGTTTGGCGTTAAGAAAACCCAAGCTGGAAACGATCTTGTTTCCGTGGTCAATAATACAGGCATCCCCGGTATGCTTAACGTGATCATGGCTAGGGCTATCGAGGCGGGGGTAAATACCCTTGACGCAAGCTCAGTAATTACCTCTAAAACTCCAAACGGATTATTGCCAACACTCTATGAGCGTTATGGGTGGAAGGAGACAGGAAGGGATAAATTTGACAGAAAATATCTTGTAGAAAGAAATAAATCTGATACAAAAGCACAACACGAAGCGAAGATAGCTCAGAAAGAAGCAGCATTAAAAATGTTTTGGGAAGAGCAAGGATGGGATGGCAAAACTATGCCAGACATCGTATACATGAAACTTGAAGGAAAAACAAATGGAAAACAAACAGGACCAATTATCAATGAATATAAGGAAAGCTTGGCCAGCAGAGAAATTGGATCAATTGGGTCCACTTCAAAAGCGACTGCTGGCGAGGTTCGTGGGTCAGGACGCAGCCAAGCACAAGGAGAAGGAGCTGTCGGTGGAACACCTACAGGGGCTACTGGAGCAGATTCAGGAGTATTACCCAGAGGATTTGATTCCGTTATCGAAACTATTAGATCAGCCAGTGACATACAATTAAAGTCCATGGGACTGACTGTAGCTGAGAAGAAAAAGTTTCTTGATAGGTACGATAAATAACTCAATAGTAAATCTAATGAGTAATAAAAACGACAAAGTAGTTGAGGTGCAATCACCTGAATGGTTCGCAGAAGTCCTAGAAAGGGCTAAGGCACACGGCGACCGTAAGCGTGTTGAGTATTGGAACCCACAAGGGGCTGCAAAGGCTCTCTGGCTGCTTGCACAGGGTCGTAGCTACTGTGCTATAGCAAAGGAGACTGGGATCGATAGGAAGACCATCAGGAGCCTCGAATGGAGGCACGAGGACACCCTAGAGACCAAGCGTAAGGACTTCTCTCGCAAGTATGCTATCGCAGCCGAGGAATACACCGATTTACTGTTCCAGAAGGCAGAACAACTTGCCGACGATCCAGATCAACTCAAGAACATCTCACCCGACCGTCTAGCTCTCACAGTAGGCATCATGACGGATAAGGCTACGCAGCTTGCTGGTATGGCAGGCGTGGTGATCGAGCATCGTAAGGGGGCATCTATCGAGGATGCTGCCATCATGATCGCACAGGCTAAGGCTAAGATCGCCTCTCGTATGTCCAACGTAATCATCGACGTAGAATGAAATGGCGTTCGCACCAGATACTGACCCCACCGTCCGAGGATGAGATCGCGGAGATGGAGCCAGAGGAACTTATGGATATCCATCGGATATACCATGAGGCTATAGAGAACGCTGAGAAAGATCCATTTAGATACGGATTCCGCCTACCACACTGGGGTAAGGCAGAGGAGCAGCTATCCGAGGTTACGGAGATCGTAGCACTGGGAGGGAATAGATGTTTAGCACCAGAGCAAGAGATCTACGATCCAGTAACCAATAAAAGCACTCCAGTCTCAGAGATTACTTCTGAGTTTCATGTATTTGCTTGGGATGGGGAAAAACAGATTCAATGCCGTGCTTTACGACCATTTGTAAAGACTGTTGCCAAGACATACCAAGTGATTCTAGGAAACGGTGACATGTTTCAGTGTTCGGCGGAGCATCAAGTTTCAACTCCCCTTGGATGGCGTTCCGTAAAAGACATAGGCATCGGCGGAGTTGTCTCGATTCTGGCGAAAGATTCATTGGCCTCTTTTTCTTCTGGCCGTCACGCATTTTCATTTTTCCTTCCTCACTCCATTGTGGGATCTTACCTTTCAAGGTTTCGGCTAAATGCTTTGCGTTGGACTCAAAGACTTCTAGATTCTCTGGACGATTGTCAGTCTTCACATCGTTTTTATGGTGAACAACTTCCGTCTTTAGTAAGAATCGACCCAACTGTTCCTCCATCACAAGACGATGCTCCAGAATATAATGGGTATGTCTCTTTGCATTCGGGTGACCGGGAGAGTAAATCTCTACATAACCGTCCTTATTCACAATCCTCCCACCTTTCCAACCCTTATGAAGAGATCCACTACGCGGACCACTGCGGGGCATTGGGATCTTATGTTTCTTACAGAGCTTTGAAACCCCGGCAGTTGACCACTTTTTACCGCATCGTTCAAAGGCTAGGTCTGAAACTTCTTTCAGCGTTTTCCCTTGTTCGATCAGTCCCTTTAATTCGTCGCCATCTACAATATGTTCTAAGATTGTTTTCATGCGCGCTTATTCAACCTAACGAAACAATCATTGTCAAGGTTTATGATAAACAAGTAAGCGAAATATGGGACATTGAGGTTCCAGAGACTGGAAACTATTTCATTGGTGGTATCTTGCAAAAAAATTCGGGCAAAACCCAATGGGGTGCATTCTCCATCGTCCGTGCTGCGGTAGAAAACCCAAACTCCGAGATCTTCTGTTTCGCACAGACATCTGAGGTGTCCATTCGTCAGCAGCAAAGTGCTGTTTACGACTGGCTACCAGCAGAGCTAAAGACTAAGCAGACATCTGCTGGTGCATACATCAGTTATACCAAGAAGAACGGGTTTACGGACGGAAGTCTAATTCTCCCAAACGGGTCACAGATCATCTTTAAGACCTATTCCCAGTATCAGAACAACCCTACCATCTTGGAGGGTGCCGAACTCGGTAGCAGGTCACCAGTGTGGCACAATATCGGTGTCTGGCTGGACGAGTATTTGCTCGGACCGGAGCTTATCAACACACTGAGATTCCGACTAGCCACGAGGGACGCTAAGATGCTGGTGACGTTCACGCCTATTGATGGCTGGACAGAGGTCATCAAGGAGTATCTAGACAGTGCCACGACCATCGAATCCCGCCACGCGGAACTCCTCAAGGGTGAGCTTGTCCCATACATCCAGAGGTCTAAGAAGCGGAATGCTTCGATCCACTACTTCCACTCTCAGGACAACCCATTTGGAGGCTATGAGCGTATCAAGGAAGCTCTTGAGGGCAGGACACGGGAGGAAATCCTCATCCGTGCCTACGGAGTTCCTGTGAAGTCTCAGGCGACCAAGTTCCCCAAGTTCAATACTGCCGTAAATGTAATTCCGAAGGATCAAATTCCAACCAAGAACGTCACGAGATACCAGATTATCGACCCCGCCGGGGCAAAGAACTGGTTCATGTGCTGGGTGGCTGTGGACGAGACTGGAACCTACTACGTCTACCGCGAGTGGCCTAGTGTCGAATACGGTGACTGGGCGGAGTGGAAGAGCGGTAAATGGATACCCGGAGAGGCAGCAAAGGGTCTTGGATACGGCATCCGTGACTATGTGGAGCTAATCCAGAACTACGAGGAGGACGAGGAGATATTTGACAGGCTAATCGACCCAAGGCTAGGTGCAGCTCGTTACCAAGCTTCTGACGGGGCTTCGTCGATCATTGAGGACTTGGGTGAGATGGAGATCATATGCAATCCAGCACCGGGCTTAGAGATCGAGGAGGGTCTACAGGCACTCCTAAGTAAGATGAGTTACGACACAAGCAAACCCTTAGACTCGGTAAACAGACCACACTTTTACATATCGCAGGACTGCGAGAACATCATCAGGGCGTTAGCCGAATACACGGGTGACCAAGGACTCAAGGAGGCATGGAAAGATCCTATTGACGTGCTTCGTTATGCTGCCATTGCTGACCTAGATCACGTTGACTCAAAGAAATCACAAGTAACAATACAAGGAAATGGTGGATATTAATTGCTGGAAACAGAAAGAAGTTGCAGAGAAGCTAGGAGTTAAACCTTCCGAAGCTAAGGCATATCGTGACGAGTTCCTTAAATTTGGAATTGATTGGGATAAGGATGGGGCAACCATCTACTGGACAGACCACGCACTGTGGATGTTCAAGAAACACCTAGTCACCCCGGTTACGAATTCCGAAGAGATCGAGGTGTTTATCATCGAGTCGGCAAGAAACCCACGATTCGTCTACGGCGACCTAAACGGTAATCGTATTGCAATCGAATGCCCACAGAAATTCTCCAGTAAGATCATCAAGAAGAAGGTCAAAGTCTCGGTCCGAGAAGAGAACGGAGAACTTTATTACAGTTACAATCCATGAAATCTAAATCACCAGAAAATATCATCGACGAGTCTCTCGTCTATTTGTTCAACGAACCAGACATCGACACATTACGCGGCGCGTATGAGAACTGCCTCATAGACCTCGATGAATACTTTGAGATATGCAATCGCAGCTACGAGGATCGTCGCAACATCTGGGACGGTAAGACCACAGACCTACGCAAGAACGGCTCTAATGCCTTCCCGTGGGACGGTGCGTCTGATATGGAGGTTAATGTCATTGGGGAGCGTATAGACGCGTTTGTGTCGATCCTAGACCAAGCACTGACCCGCAGCCATATCAAGGCATTCCCAACCAGCACCACATCGATCCCAAGGGCCGCACTGGTATCCTCATTCCTCAAATGGATGAAATCCAGCTACATCCCAGACTTCAAGAATCAGATGGAACTAGGTGCCAACTACCTGCTCGAAAAGGGCATCATGGTCACCTATGTGGGCTGGAAGCGTGAGAAACGCACATTCCTGCAGGACGTGTCCTTGGAGGAGCTTGCACAGGTATCCCCAGACATGGCAGAGATGATCATCAACGCGACCGATGACGAGATGCTGATCGACATGATGATCCAAGCATTCCCGCACATGAACGCTAAGCGTGTTAACAAGTTTCTGCGTGAGATCCGCAAGATGGGCAAGGCAAGTATCCCTGTCCCTCGTATGTCGGTCAACTGCCCATTCGTTCAGTCGTGTGCGCCAGATGGAGAGGTTCTCTTCCCATCATACGTTATCGACCCGCAAAAGGCACCCTACATCTTCTGGAGGACGTTTGTGACGGCTCAGGAGCTTGAGAAGAAGGTAGCATCAGAGGGCTGGGACGCAGACTGGGTCAGGAGTGCTATCGAAGACCTTCGCGGTAAGGATTCGTATTATCTCGACGGACAGAAAGCCAAGAGGTTCACGAACCTCCCCATTGCCAACGATGAAGACCTTGTGATGCTTGTTTACGCCTATCAGCGTCTGATTGACGAGGATGGCGCCGAGGGCATCTACTGCACAGTCTTTAACCCGAACGTGGATGGATACGCCAAGACTGAACTGCTAAATGGCTACGATGACTATCCATTCGTAACGACACGTTTGAGCTACAACCAGAACCGTATGTATGAGGTTCAGACGTTCTCTGACATCCTCCGTGGATCACAGCTACAGATCAAGACGGAGCGTGACAGCCGGATCGACAGGGCAAGCCTAGCTACCCTTCCTCCGCTGATGCACCCGGCAGGTAGACCACCATCAGATTGGGGTCCGGGTCGCAGAGTTCCGTATCGCCGTCTTGGAGAGATCGCATTCGGACCAATCCCACCACCGGACAACGGATCGATGGAGATCGAGATGTCGATGAACGCGCAGGCAGACAGGGCAGTAGGACTCGACATGAGCAGCCCTATCTCGGCCGTCCGTCAGCAGTTCTTCGTCAACAAGTATCTAGACCACGTCAAAGACGTTCTAGGACTCGCATGGAAGCTATTCCAGCGCATGGGACCTGATGAGATCTTCTTCCAAGTTACCGGCAACCCTAACCCGCAGACGATGACCAAGGGGTCACCAGATGAGAACTACTCATTCAGCGTGTCCTTCGACTCACTCAGTGCAGATCCGGATAACGCCGAGTCACGCATGAAGCAGATCGGAAGTCTCGTACAGTTCGACCGTAACGGTCGTATCGACATGGACAAGTTCCTAGAGTTTGCAGCCATGAGCATCGACCCAGTGTTTGGTGACTACGTCCTGCAACCTGCCGAGGAAGCTACCGCAAAGGTTCAGAAACAGGTCACAGACGACTTAGCGAAGATCTATGCTGGTATCGAGATGCCTGCACAGCCAAACGGCGCGCAGATCGCCATGCAGATGCTTCAGGCATACGCACAGCAGCCTGACGTTGCCCAACGCGCACAGAGTGACGAGGCATTCGGGGCGAGACTTCAAAAGTATGCGGAACAATACCAGTTCCAGATGCAGCAGATGGAGAACGCCCAGATCGGACGTATTGGAACGGCACCTGCGGAGATGGGTGGAATTCAGACACAAGGAATGAATCAACAACAATAATATGAAACAAGGACTGTATAGTAATATCAATGCTAAACGCAAACGCATCGCAGCAGGTAGCGGCGAGAAAATGAACAAGGTCGGCAGCAAGAACGCCCCAACTGCCAAGGACTTCAAACAAGCAGCCAAGACAGCCAAGAAGAAGTAATGGAAAAGCGTTTTAAGAAGGTGGTAAAGAACCCGGATACCGGCAGAGAGAAAACTGTCAGATACGGTCAGAAGGGTGCGACCATTAAGCCGGGAACATCCAAGGGCGATTCCTATTGCGCGAGGTCTGCAAAGATCAAGGGTGATTGGAAATCAGATCCTAATTCACCAAATAACTTGTCACGCCGCAAATGGAAGTGCCAAGGAAGTAAGTCAGTTAAATAATACTATGATGAAACCAAAAACAAAAGCAGCAAAACAAGCTAAAGTTGGCAAGGTGATGAGCGAATATAAAGCTGGAACACTTCATTCGGGAGCTAATCCTAAAGGTCCGAAGAAAGCTCCAGTAGTTAAGAGTCGCAAACAAGCTGTAGCAATCGCTCTTAGTGAGGCAGGTATGTCTAAACGAAAATAACTCTATGAAAAGCAAAACAAATGGCTGCGGCCACGAAAGCAAGGAATACGGCAAAGGAAAAAAAGGCAAAGGCTACGTCGAGATTGAAATCAAGATGGGTCAAACGCCTAAAAAGAAAGCTAAACGTAAGTAGATTGGTAATAATATGATACCAGTCCCAACACTACAAGACGCAGTTGCAATCCTCGCTAATAACGAGGAGTTTCAGGTCTTCCTGTCCTTCTTAGAGGACGAGAGGCAAACATTCATTTCCAGCCTGCGTCAAGCAGAAAACCCGAACGAAGTAATGAAATTGGCAGGATCAATTTCTACTCTTGACGAGATACTACAATTCGTGGATATTACCTCTGAGAAGTAAGTTCTCATATACGTTCAGGTTGGTTACCTCGCCCTAGTAGTTAAATGCTACTAGGGCGTTTTCGTGTCTATGGGGGTAACTTGACAATAAATCATTCTCTCCGCAGTTCTCATCTATCGCTACCGCCTAGCGTAAACGGGCGTTTAAAATATATGAGTGAAGAATCTACGGCCATCGCTGGGGTCACAGAACCAGTGTCAAACGTATCGGTTGAGGAGTATATTGCTCGGAGATCTGGTATCGCATCGCAACAAGAAGAACAAGCAGAGGAATCCGAACTGGATGCCGAAGTAGAGTCCGAGGATCAGGAAGCTGAACTTGAGGATGATACGGAGTATGCCGACGAGGAGGAGGAAGCTAGTTCCGAAGAAGCTGAATTAGATTTGCTTAATTTATCGACTGAGCAGATTCAAGAACTGGCTAAGAAAGGCAAGAGTCGCTTGCTCCAACGTGTTGGTGAATTAACCGCACAGAAGAGACAACTGGAGGAAAGACTTCAGCAACAGGCGGCAGCAAAACCTACGAAGGAGATTCCACAGGATGAAAATCCATTCCGGAACATCTCTGACCCGAAGGAGTTGCTTGCTAAGTATGGTGAGCTTGAACAAGTCTTAGATGATACTGACGCTATCCTTGAGGAGCATGAAGATTACGGTCCGGACGATATTATTACCGTCGGAGAGCGTGAGTTCACCAAGAGGGAGATCAGAAAAGCAAACCGCAATGCTAGGGAGTCGCTTACAAAGTTCATCCCAGCCCAAGAGAGACAGATTGCTAAGATACAGCAATTAGCTCAAATGGAAGAGCAGTATTCAGCAGCAGCAAAGAACGAAGTCCCCGACATCTTAGACCTAGAGTCTGAGGTTGGATCTAGGTTCCAAGCAATGATGCAAGACCCAATCGCTCAACAGGTAAAAAGTCAGATTCCAGAACTTGGCTACCAGCTAGAATACCTTCTAGCACACGCCGCAAACTCTATCTATGGCAAGGGCAAACCTCGTATTAACGTGGCAGCAGTTGGAAGTAAGTTGAAGATAAATCCATCCTCATCACCAACGGGAGCTTCCGCAGTTAACATGAGAACCTCCAAGCCAAGGAAAGCAGCAGAGGCATACAGCAAGTTCGAAGAATCGCAATCAGTAGATGACTGGATCTCAGCCCGAATCGCTAAGTATAAATAATTTAAATAGAAAACAATAATATGCCTATCTCAACCACTTATTCGCCCAATGCACCTGCGGCCCGCACGGGTCAAGGTTCTGCAATCAGCAACCGTGAGGATCTCTCCAACGAGTTGACCCTCCTTGCACCAGAAGAA